ATGAAAAAAAGATTATTATTTGTAATTGTTATTACTTTATTTATTTTTTCTTCTAATCATACAGTCTTATCTAACGGCGATGTAGGTCCAGGAAACCTAAGAAATTTTTATACTAAATATGAATATGTGAATTTAAAGAATGTTAAAGACAAAAATTCACCAGAATCACACCGCTTAGAATACTCGTATAAAAATGATACATTGTATGCTGAATTTGACAATGAATATATAACTAGTGATCTAAAGGGAAAAAATGTCGATGTTTTTGGTATAAGCTATAAATATGGTTCTAACTCTCGTACTATATATGGTGGTGTTACTAAAGCAGAAAACAATAAATTAGATTCGCCAAGAATAATACCTATAAATTTAATTATCAATGGCAAGCATCAAACAGTTACAACTAAAAGTGTTTCTACAGATAAAAAAATGGTTACCGCACAAGAAATAGATGTCAAACTAAGAAAATACTTGCAAGATGAATTTAATATTTATGGACACAATGATACTGGTAAAGGTAAAGAATACGGCACTTCTTCAAAATTTTATAGCGGTTTTGATAAGGGGAGTGTAGTATTCCATATGAATGATGGTTCTAATTTCTCGTATGATTTATTTTACACAGGATACGGTCTTCCAGAAAGCTTCTTAAAAATTTACAAAGATAATAAAACTGTTGATTCAACACAATTTCATCTAGATGTCGAAATTTCAAAAAGATGATTCCAATTATTATAGTTTAGATTCACTGTATAAATAACCGCACTTTCTATTAATATAGAAGTGCGGTTTAATCTATATATATGCATCCTAAAAAGGCAAGCACCGAAGTACTTACCTTTCAAATATATCTAATACTTTCACTTTTTATATCAAAATCGGATTAACATTATCCATTCTTTGTTGTAAGGTGGACTTCTATCTTCACACTTTTAGAATCAACCGTTTTATTGTCGTTGTACATCATTAAATATTTAGATTGGTCAAACTTATCGCCTGGTGCAGGCATCATATCATACCAAAAAGTATTGCCGTTATTTTCAATAAATTTTATATATCCTGTTTCATATGGTGAACTGTTAAACTCATACAAATTTTTTTTATTAATTAAAAAATTCCTAGCTTTTATGTCTAGTTCTTGAGCTGTTACACTTTTCTTATCAGTTTGCACTTCAAAAGAAATTGTGTTTCTTTTATTTTCATAAACTCTTACAAGTACATTTTGTAAGTTCCCATTATCAAAGTGGTTTCCTTCATGTTTTGTTATTCCTCCATACATACAAGTTTTACCACCTGTAACTTTACCTACATTATCTTTGGATGAAAAATAGCAGTTTACATAGTAATTTGATCCATACACATCAACTACTTCATCTTTGTACTTCTTTGCTAAATCTTCATTTAATAACTCTGTTTTCACTTTGTCATAATTTTTCAGTTTTTTATCACTAATGTTATAAATTAAATCATGTGCCAAAAATTTATCTACAGACTTAACTTTAGTTGCTGATACATAATGATCATCATATAAATATTTCATATTACCCATCGTACCAGTAAACTCACTTGATTTGTGCAAATCATCTGGCATAGGGTCTGGTTGACTCTCTGCTAAAACGTTGGGTGTAGAAATAACTAGTATCAGTGCGAATATCAAAATTACACGTGAAATAAATAATCTCTTATACATTTTTTATCTCCTTTATCCAACATTCCCAAAAAGTATCTAGATACACTTTAAATATATGTTATATTCTTAAATATTCAATTAAAAAAATATTAAAAGAAAATTAATTATATTTAATGATTTCTCTTTATTTATAGGAATTAAGTTATGCTTTGAAAATTAATTAACTATATTTCATTTGAACTTATATACAAAACTCTTTCTCTAGGAAAAACAGAGGATTTCTAAGCATCTTGAATTAATAACATTGTTTATATATTCACACTTTTATAATTAATGCATTCATTTTTGCAAATTCTAAAATTGGTTTCTACTGTTAATTTTATATTCATATATTTAATCTTATAGTCAAAATTATTTTTTTGCTGTTATAAGGAACTAGCTATATATTATACAACTACTATAACAACTCAATGTTAAATGCCATATGCGTTAATTGCCTATTTTGCTATAAAACTTAGTAAGTCATATAGTCGATTCCTATCGTATAGAGATATAATAATAGGCAAGTACCGAAGTACTTGCCTAAATATCAACAAGATTAACATGTGAATAATAATGGAAATAAAAAGTCAGCCCGAAGGCTAACTTACGAATAGATGAAAATTTGAACACATTGCTGTGTCTAAAATGATTATAGCATAAATGACGAATACTTCTAGCTCAAAATTATTATATTTTAATGATAAAATTTTATGGATTTGTTAATAATTATTTAATTGATTTACATAAATAATAATTTTAAAATTACTTTGTAATCGATTGCAAATAAGTTACAGGAGAAAATAAAATGAATAAAAAACTATTAACAAAAACATTGATAGCAAGTGCTTTAGTTTTAACAACAGTAGGTTCAGGTTTTCATTCTTCTTCAAATTATAATGGTATTAATAACGTTGCAAAAGCTGAGCAAACGACAGATAACGAATTGTGGAAAAATGTAAGAGACGCTTTAAAAGACGCGAATATTATCGATAAAACAGATCAAGAAACAGTTGAAGTGAAGTACAAACTCAAAAATGGTGGTGAGCGTAGCATTACTGGCACTGCCAATTTGGACGAGCTTAGTACTTCTAATAATAGTACTGTTAACACTGATAGTGTTAACACTGTCGATATTACAAGAGTTAATCCAAACGGAAATAAATTAGATGCTAATGACGCTTGGAAAAAACTAACTCAAAGCCTTAAAGAAAAGAATATCGTTAAAGACGGCGATACAGTAACTATTCACAGTAAAGACTCAAATGACCCTAAAATCTCTGGAAAAGTTGGACAAGGTTTTACCGATCATCGTAATTATATGTTAGACAAGAAAGACATAGATAAAATAACTATAAACTAGTTATAGATAAAGACAGGTTACTTTTAATGTAACTTGTCTTTTTTTAAGAGGTAGTATCTCAAATATTAATTTATAATTTCTAAATCTATATCTATACTTTATCTATTTCTATATACACACTCATTTCCCACTGCAACGCAGGGCGTTTCTCAGCATCTTTTAGTACCTAGTACTAATTTTAACAGCTTTTTAAATGTTATGATCACAATTAAACGATGTTTCAATCTCCTCAATCCTCTAACGGAATATCATCCACAATCACAGTATGATTAGGATTATTGTTAGATACATCTTTTACAGTTTTGTCTAACTCCGCATCATCTCCGTCCCATTCACCAATATTAATGAATATAGGCACATTCCCGTTAATATCATGCTTATCTGTAAATAACTTATGGTATTTCCCCAACATATCACGAGCTTTTAGACGATCACTAGGCTTAATTGGCACCTCTACCAGTTCAACATGTTCGTTATAGACTAACTGTACTTTGCCACTTTGTGGATTCTCTTTATATTCTCCACGCTTTACTACAACTTCTTTCGTTTCTGTTTCATCACCGACTGCCGCATTTGTAAGCACATGTAGTAACTCTTTTGCAGTTAATACATTCTCATCTATAACCTTATCTTTTTGTTCTTGTATATATTGCTTAATATGCGGTTTCTTCAATAACCTACACCCTGTCACATGTGCACTATTTGCGCTATAACCTGCTTTTACGGCACTTTGTGTCACATTAAGTGTTCTAATGTATTCATTCACAAAACGCGCTTGTTTTGCTGTTAAATCACTCATTCTATCACCTCCACAATTTTATCTAATAAAGTTTCATACCATAATCTTACAGATTGTTCTGAACACTCTAAGACATTGCTAATATCTTTAAAACTACGTCCTTGTATTAAAGAATCGAAAATATAAAACTCTTTATCATTAGCTACTCGGTCAACAATCATTTCTAAGTGATTCTTTGCAATATGATCATCAATGTTATCGTCTGTCATCCATTCATTAGAACTTTCATCACCTATTGAAAAGAATTCATCAGTATTTATATCATCATCTATTAATACATCACTTCTAGTTCGCTTATGATAATCACACACGAAGCCTTTTATTTGCTTTTTATCCATTGTTACACCACTTTTACATGTGAAGATTGATGATAAGCATTTACTCGTGCAATCTTACTGTTTTCAATTGCTATATTTCTTTGTTTTTGACGTTCTGAACGTTGATTAATACTTGCTTGATACAAATCAACCTGTAAGCGTTCAATGACGTTGTAGGGCTTATATCGTCCATTTGAACGCATATATTTTACAACTTGCTTCTGCTCTCTTTCTGTATAATGATTTAGTACCGTTTTCAACAACACCATATTACTTATAGATCGATTTTTATAGTTTTGTAATCTTGCCTTTGTTTCAATAATTTTGATAACTAGTTTTTCAATTGGATATGAGACAGACACGACCCCCATTATTTCATCACATGTTGTGGTCGACGCACTCATATGGTACATACTTTCAATTTGGAATTCACACATCTTAATTTTTTTATTAATAAATGCTGGGTTAAATTGCGTTAATAGTTGATACTCAGATAGTTTATTGTCGACATTACGATAATATAAAACGTTCTTAGATTTACTCAGTTTCATTTATCCACCCCTATAAACAGAGCCTACCCGAATTGGATAGGCAATCATTGCTATTTAATAATCCTGTTTTGCTTAGCTAAATTTTGTAGCGTTGTACCATATTGCTTTTGCTTAGACTGTTCTGATTGTTGTAACTCACTTGAAATCTCCTGCATATTGTTTTTAATATCCAAATCAACTGCATTTATTAATAGATTTGTATCTTCTTCATTTAAACCAAATGCATTTGCGACCTTTTTAGTATTATTTAACTCGTATTTTGTTTCCATTTAATTACCCTTTCTTTTTAACGTTTTAAAAACAACTTGTTATTGTGTTCGTATGGCAAATCATTACCATTAATATATGATGTAAATATATTTTCTCTAAAGTAGCCATTCAATGCTTCCCTAGCCTCTTTATCATCATATAATTGTTCTTGACTATAAATACTCGCATATTGCTGATGCTCATCTTCATATCTATCATTAATATCTTCTATTTCATCAATGATCTCATTATATGCATCGACTACCTTTTTTAATTTACCTAAAGCTGGTTGCTTTTCTGATTCATATAATGATGACAACTCGCTTTGATGTTTTAATAATTCAATTGTCTTTTGATATTTAACTTCTTTCGACACACTTTTCTTTGTCTCTAAGCGTTTATTAAGTGCTTTTAGTTTCTTTTCATCAGCATCTGTTGCTTGATATAGGTTATCTGCTTTATCATCTTGTCCATCCATGATTAACTGTTTGTATGTGGACTTATCTAACTTTATTTTACTCTCCAATGCATTACGCTCTTGTTCCAATTCTTGTATAGCCTTTTGTTGATCTATTACAAATTGGTTGTATTCTTTAAAGTACGATTCAGTTTTCATTTTTATCCCCTTTACACTTTAATTCGTTTCAAAGCTTCATAGCGTTTCATACTGCCATCAGCTAATTTCTTAATATTTCTCATCGCTTGTTGCTTTTCTTGTTCTGTCGTAATGATGTAATAACCACGTTCACTAGGTTTATAACTGCATCCGATAGGATAGCCATAATCATATACTAATGAATTGATTACTCTTCGTAACCATCGTTCATTGCTTGAATTATATTCATATCCCAATTGATTTAAGATTTTAGTTTTAGTAATATATTTATTGGACGTATTTTTTATCACATTGAAAACTTGCAGGTGTTCGGTGGGTAAATGATACGTCTCTTTTTCTGCGATACTTTGCATTTCTACACCTCTTTCTTTTAATTATTTCATACCTAAATTATACCATTTTTACAGGTCTAAAACAAACTTACGTTCGCTTTATAGCGCGTTTTATCAATTGTTTAGCTTATCATATATAACACTTATAAAAACATGTTATAAACTTAACGTTAGGCTTTTCACATTAACCTAATATAGAACTTAAGTTCGGTAAAATAACACGAACAAAAAGCGAACAAACTTAACTTTTAGGCCTATGCCAAAAACACAAACTTTAGCTTGTATTAGCGTTAACAAAGTTCGCACACCTTGCACAAATCTTGCCATTTTTTCAATTCTCAAAGACTGTATACCTTTTGATTTTAAAAGCCAACACCTTCCGAAAACCTTACCATTTTAAACTGCTATACCTCGTATAAAATCGTAGTATTTTATTAGGAGCCACACACTACATGCGACCCCTCATAACATTATTTACTCAAGCTATAGTAAGACGCTTTTAGATCATTCAATTTACGTTCTAACGCCTTGTAATCCTCTTGTGTCGCATTCTCATCTTGTACAAACTCAGTTACTAATCTCAACCCCTCAACTAACTCTGGTGCTGGTTCATTGATTCCCGTAGCTATCTGATACAACATTTCAATATTCGATATCACATCAGTATTACTTGACTGAATGCCCTCAAGTGTATCTGTATCAAATCCATTTTCTAGGTACTCAAACACATCACTATTATTTGATTCTGCATATGTTTGTAATCCATACATAAAATACTCATCTTCAAATAATTGACTGGCCATCATATCACTAATAGAAAGCTGTTTACCGTCATGTAATTCATAACCTACATAATGACCTTCTATACTTCTTATAAGCCCCTCAGTGTGCTTAGGTGACGCTAATTCAAATGATTGCCTTACTTTACAATCTTTAATATATACATGACCGAATAACTTCCCGTTCATCATCACATAAACCATATCAAACGGATCATTGTATAACTTAAAGCAATACGGTTGTACTTTACTATGTTCTAATAATCCAGTGTAGTACCTTAGTAACGTGCCTGCTCGTGTTTCAAATTGATTTACGATAGTTTCTATGTTCATTGTGTTACCTCCTTTTGAGCCATTTTGCTGAATTGTTCAAACTCACCTGTCTCAGGATTAAATTTTTTAATGCTAAATGTACCCGCTTTATCGATGCATCCCACATCATCACTATCATAGAAATTAATATTATGCGCTTTATTTAAAGCCATACATACAACTGGTGAATACCACACTTCGCCATCTTCTATATATTCGACAAATAAATTTTCGGGTGCTGGCATAATTTGAATTGGTGCATCATGATGAAGTTGATTATAAATTTTCTCTTTGTCATTCATATTAGACACACTCCGTTTCTTTCTTACTAATAGTAAACGTGACAGGTAGCCAATGATCTGTTTTAATGTTTTTCGACCTTACAATAGGCAAATCCAAACCTTTACCATCAACCATATAAACAATTGGCTCACAAATATCCATCTCAATACGTCTGTCTTTTTTAAGTTCAGCGATAACATCAAACGCTTCTTGATTCCACCCAATCCAAAACACAACATTGGGATGTTGACCACTTGTATATGCGCCGTCACCTTTATAATCAAAGTTATTTTCTTCAAATACACGTTCTATTTCTACAAATGATGTACCAGCATGCGCCTTTATATATTCTAAAATTTCTGACTTTAATTGATTTTTATTCATTTTCTTCCTCCTAATTTTTGATAGGTGTCCCATTTCGCTATTTTCAATATGTTTCAGGACATTGTCAGGACAATGCTCAAACACCACTCTCCCAATGGATTAAAGTTATCTGTCCCATTGTCCCACTGTTTTATGCCTACACTTATATATTTTTTAATGTGTATATATTACTTTAAAAGTTTAGGGTAAAAGTTGCGGGACACAGGGACAAACATAACATAATGCTTACTGCCACAAGAGATTGAAGGTGTCCTACCATTGTCCCATAATCGTCCCGTTGTCCCGTTATTTTTGTTCTTTGCTTTTTAAACCTTGATAATAGGATATTAAATTAATACCAAAACCATATTGTCTACCAATACCTTCACCAAATCTATGACGCGACTTACTTTGCCCACAATAACTTGTATTTCTTAACGCTTTATCAATTTTTCTTAAATGGTGTTGTTGTGGTTGGTCATCTCGTTTCATCATCACTTTCCAAATTTCCATGCTACATACCTTGTCACGCCATACATAAGCACCTGGTTTTGCATTCGGTAATTCAATCAATTTACCATCACCATATAATTTAATATAGTCTTGGTCTATAACATCATGCGCAGACACTCTTTTTTCTTCTAACGTTCTATACCAATAGTCTGACGGAATAGGACGTTCAAGAAATTCTTCTATTTCTCCAACTAAAGCATCTTTTTCAGAATGAGCTTCTTGGACTTTTAAAGCCATTTCACTCGCTTCTTTATCTAGCAACAATGCTTTATCCGTCGGATTCTCATCAAAATATACTTTAGCTTCGGCAAACATTTGTTGCACAACAACTGGTGTTAGATCGTCAAATGGGCTTTTAGTTGCTTTATTTTTATCTGTCGTAATAGGGAAAAAACGACGATTGCCTGTTTGGTCTTTTAAAAACTCATAGTTATTGGTTGTCCCTACAAACACACACTGTCTAGGATGACGCTCTGTGCGTTTACCATACGAAGCTCTATAAATATCTACAATGGCACTTATAAAACCCTTAATATCTTCAATAGTAGACTTTTGAAATGCCGACAGTTCTTCAATTTCACATATCCAAGAACCCTGCAATTTCTTATAGACCTCATCACCTTTAAACGTTTTAATACTTTGGTTATACCAATGACCTCCCAATTTACTCACTGCCGTAGATTTCCCAACACCTTGACCACCATATAAAATAATCATGGAATCATATTTAATACCTGGCTGATAGATTCTAGCAACTGCACCCATCATCCATTTCTTTGTAACTTCTCGATTGTAGTGATTATCTTCAGCACCTAAATAATCAATGAAGAGCGTTTCAATTCTTTTGATTCCATCCCATGATTTAGATTCAATCATCGATTTAATAGGGTGGAATCTATTTTGATATGCTTCCTTTTCAATTACAGTATCAATAAGATCACGGCTAAACTGCACATTATACAATTTATCAATATGTGAAATCACATGTGTGGTATCTATATCAGCCCAATAATAATTCGCATCCCCTTTTGACCTCCAATACGGTAGACGTTTCAGCTTGGTTACTTTTTCAAAAGCGTCATATTGTACTAGCCCTTTTAAACTCTCATCATTACACAATATGATTTCAGCATTTGTAGTCGTTTTTTTCAATGCTTGTGTAGTGGCAGAACGCCTTAATTGACTTTTCCAATCATTAACATTTAAAACACCGGTTCTACTATCAATCATTTCAAACACTTCATCATTTGTTACATTTTCCAAACAAAAACCTCCATTTCTAACTGCTTTTACTATCTTTTTTCAAAATACTTTTAAAAGTATTGTTTACTTCACTTTGATTAATAGGTGGTTTGCATACACTTGCCCACGCACTCACTAACCCATAAACTAAGTTTGGATCTACATACCTACGCAAAAGATAACCTGTAATTGAAGCCAATGTTGAATTGCGCTCTCCCTCACTTACACCAAAAGCTATATCTCGCCAATACGCACTATCACGTCGTGTGTACCCTTTGATATTAGGACTACCATTTGATTGTTCAAACTCCTTTGACCACTGTTCGAGCATATCAACATCTATAATTGGACAGTCATTCACTCGCTTAATAAATATGTGTCCTTTTTGAATAACTGGTAACGCAAAACATCTACTTGGCTGATATGAACCTTCATCCACTTTATGGCCAATTTTATTTGCTAATACTTTTGTATATTTACGATAATCATCTGCACTTATTCGCTCATTCAGAGGGATATATAGGCGTATTCTAGCTTGTTCAGTTGTATGGCTAAACGATGTGTGCCAATACCATGCAACACTGCTTAAAACTGAGCTGATTGCTTCATGTAATTGCTTTAAATCATTTATTTCATCATAATCAAGTACAATCACATCTCTGTATATGACATTAACGTCATTGCGATGCTTTTTTATTGTTTCACCATGATCATTTGCACCGTCTTTAATATCACCGTACACAGCAACACCACGTGCATACTTATAATTCGCTTCTATAGGCACAGACAGTTTATTAACCAACTTACTCCATTCAGGTTTTGAAAAGCTCTTAAATGAACGTGAGTCTAAACGTTCATAATGTACCACTGAAACATGTGTGTCATATTCTAATTTAATTTCATTCATTTTTTGCACCTCTTAATGAAACAACAGAGCAAAGATGTTATAATAAAAATAGTTATTTTTTATTAATTACTCTGTAATTTTTAATTTCTTTGCGTCATCTGATTCTGTCGCCAAACTTACATCAGATGATGCTTTTTCTATTTCATGAAACTTATTCATTAAACCGTCTAATTCTTTCAAATAAGTAAGCATTAATTCTGTAACTTGTTCGTTGTGAATTCTATGTTCGTTATACGCTAGACCGTAATTAACCGCTTCTTCTTTAGTTTTTAACGATCTCTTCCTAAATCGTTCATCTACAAACCATGTATGTGTAGTCGCTACATCTTCCAACTTTTCTTTTACTATCTCTATATTGCACATTAAATTTCTAATCTCCCAATTCATTTATAATTCCTCCAAATTTTCAACGAAACTTGTCATTTCTTCAATTGCTACTTTTAGATCTTCAATATCTTCCTTAGTAATGAACTGACATACATTTGAATCCTCATAATTTATAGGAAAATCAACAAAAGTTTCTGTTGCTATTACAAGCTTCTTATAAGTTCTATAATCCACAATAACTTCTGATATCTCACTATCACTTAGTCTAGGGTATTCACTTTTAATAATTGAAGCATCTCTATCATGTTCTCTTTGTAAGAGTTTGTTTATTTTATTAGTGCGTTTTTTACCATTTACCATATGCTCGTAATTCAATTTATTTTCAATGTTTTTGTATTCCTGTTTAGTTAATTTATTCATCTTATTCATTCTCCTCTTCAAATTCAAAATTATTTTCTATTTGTTGCAATGTCCACTCGATAATCGCTTGTAAGTGTTGCTCACGGTTTACTGTCTCTGTCCATTCTTTCTCACCACATTTAAATTCATGGATGTATACCTCTGATTTGTTATTAGCTACTGATTCCAAACTGCTATAAATATCTTTAATCACTTCTTTTTGTTCATTATTCATTTTCTAATCCTCCTGTTAAATTAAATCCTAAAGTTATTAGCCAAGCATAAACGCTAAAAGCAACATACATGTTAGATATTGCTAGTAATAAGATTGTTAACAACGAAACTAAGCAGATATAAGTTAAGTAGATTTTCATTGCCTTGCCTCCAATAACTTTTTGATATTGACTTGTTTAAAGTCGTTATTCTGGATATTCATATGAGCAGTAAGCTGTTCCATGAATTCATCTACATCAGACTTTTTGAATCTATACGTAGATCCGACCATATAATATTTCATGCCATTATTAATAAGTAATTCTTCAATAGTAGGCTTACTTAAATTCAGATAGTTAGACAACTCTTTGTAAGTCATAAAATATTTCTCTTTCGCTAATTCGTCCACACGTGCATTGATAGCCTGCTCAAGTAACTCACGTGCTTCATCTTCATCAATATTAATGTTGAACATTGGTTTATGCCTCCTTTACTTCAAATTCAAATAATTCATTTACCTCAACTTGTAAAACTTCTGCCATTTTCTTAGCTAATTTAGGGCTTGGAATCTTTTTACCATTAATAATTTGGCTTAAATAAGAAATTCCAACACCTGTTTCACGTGATAAATCAGATAAATTAAAGCCTTTTAAGAACATGGCTTCTTTAAACTTTCTAGTATTCGCTAAAATAGTCATAATTAAAATCCTCCTTCGTTTTTGACTGACTTCTCAATCAATTTATAACTTTATTATACATAATCGTTTTTCTTTTGCAATAGTTTTTCGACTGACTTCTCAATCATTTTTTATTTTTTTGTACATAAACGTCCAAAAAAATGCTATTATTAACATAATTAGGAGGTTTGTAATGATTAGAAATAGATTGTCTGAACTACTGTCAGAAAGAGGACTAAAAATATCTCGTGTTGCAAAAGATGTAAAAATAGCAAGAAGTTCACTTACTTCAATGGCACAAAATGATTCTGAAATGATAAGATATGATGCTATAGATAAATTATGTAGTTATCTGCACATATCTCCTTCAGAATTTTTTGAACATAATCCGATCAATTTTGACTTTACTTTTGATGAAGAACCGAATTATAAAATTAATGATGTTTTCGAGGGATTTGAAGTAACTGCAAACATTACTCACGCTTTTTCGATTGAAAATTTTGACTTTGAAATTTTAGTAGACGTCGAATTAGATAATAGGCAAAAATTAAATTTTGACTTAGACGTCTCATATAAAGAAACTGAAAAGATAACTAATTCACAACATAGATTTATTTTCACGATTAAAAATGAAGATGAAAATATCGGATTAAAAAAATACGTTGATAGTTTATCTGCAGGCCTTAAAAACTTGTTATTTAAAAAAATTAACCAAAAGTTAAGTGGGTATGTTTCTGAAATAATAGTAAAAAATATAGACGATATTGAAGAGCTTTTTCCAAATAAAGGCGAAAAAAGTACGACTCTACATAAAGAAATTTTACAAACTGATAGCCGTTTATCTAGTGATATTTTTAAAGAATATTAATCGAGGTGATCAAATGGCAAGTTATGAAAAACGCGGAAATACATGGCGCTATCGTATATCACTAGGAAAAGACGCAGAAACGGGCAAATATAAATATATTTCAAACTCAGGTTTTAAACGCAAATCAGACGCTAAACATCACGCTGAAATGGTTGAGCGTCAATTAAGAAATGGCGATTATATCGCACCGTCCACATCTACATTTAAACAGGTTGCTGACGATTGGATATCACAATATGCTAACGAAGTAAAAGTAAGTAGTGTCAGAGCACGCGAGAAAGCCATAAACCACGCCATAGAACGCTTTAACAATAAACCAATACAAACTATCAATAAACATGAATATCAACGTTTTGTAAGCGATATAAGCGCACAGTATAGCAAGAATTATGTTGATAGCATTATAGCCTCTACAAATATGATATTTAAGTACGCATACGATATGAAATTAATAAGAATAATGCCTAGCGAGGGTATTAAACGACCTAAAAAGAAAATTAGTGTGGAAGAATTAGAAGATACTGAGATACATAAAAAGTTTCTTGAAAAAGATGAATTATTTCAATTCCTGGAGGTTGCTAAAAATCACCATTCACCCCAAAACAGCTTTGAGGTGTTTTGTACATTAGCATATACAGGCATGCGTGCAGGTGAATTATTGGCATTGAAATGGTCTGATATAGACTTTGAGAATAACACAATCAATATTACAAAGACTTATTACAATCCGAATAACAATAAAAAGCAATTTCAAATACTTACACCAAAAACTGAAAGCTCAATCGGAAAAATTTCAGTTGATCCTCATGTGATTAAATTACTTAAAAACTATAAAGTGGATGTTCAGGATACATGGAAAAACGAATTGTATGTAGATAATAATTTCGTTTTTACTGATGTTAACGGCTATCCCCTCGTAATTAAGAAACTACAATTATGGATAAAAGCTATACTTAAAAAGACTGACATAACTAATAAGCAAATAAGCACTCATTCATTTCGTCATACTCATTGTGCGTTACTTATAGAGGCTGGTGTTCATATTAAGGAAATACAAGAACGCTTGCGCCATAAGGATATAAATACCACTATGAACATCTACGCTAAGATTACGAACTCATACAAAAAAGACGCTTCCCAAAAGTTTAGTAAACTCATGGAAAACGTCTCAAAAGATTTATTTTAAAATTTCTATGACCAAATTATGACCATCCAATATTACAAACGTTATAAAATCAGCGTTCAACAGTCTTTTTACATCATTCCTGGCATGCCACCCATGTTAGGTTGGTCATTATTTTTTTCTGGAATTGATGCTACAACCGCTTCAGTCGTTAAGAACATTGCTGCAACACTTGCAGCATGTTGTAATGCTGAGCGTGTTACTTTAGTTGGATCAACGATACCTTCTTCTAACATATTAACCCACTCGTTTGTAGCAGCGTTAAAACCAACACCCGGCTCTGCGTTTTTCAAACGTTCTACAATAACAGAACCTTCTAATCCTGCATTTTCAGCAATTTGACGAACTGGTGCAGTTAATGCTTTAAGTACAATATTTACACCTGTTTCAATGTCACCTTCAGCTTCAATTTCACTTACTTTTTGGTAAACATTTACTAATGCAGTACCACCACCTGCAACAATACCTTCTTCAACTGCTGCACGTGTAGAATTTAATGCATCTTCAATACGTAATTTACGTTCTTTAAGCTCTGTTTCACTTGCTGCACCTACTTTGATAACTGCAACACCACCTGCTAATTTAGCTAAGCGCTCTTGTAATTTTTCACGATCAAAGTCAGATTCAGTTTCTTCAATTTGAGATTTCAATTGGCTAACACGTGCATCAATGCTGTTTTCGTCACCGTCACCATCAACAACAGTGGTATTATCTTTAGTTACTTCTACTTTACTTGCAGTACCTAACATATCAATTGATGCATCTTTTAAATCTAAGCCTAAATCATCAGTAATCACTTGCGCACCAGTTAAAATAGCTAAATCTTCAAGCATCGCTTTTCTACGATCACCAAAACCAGGTGCTTTTACTGCAACAGCTGTAAATGTGCCACGCATACGGTTTAGCACGATATTTGTTAATGCATCGCCTTCAACTTCATCAGCTACAATTAAGATTGGACGATTAGATTGAACCACTTGTTCTAATAAAGGTAAGATATCTTGGAAAGACGAGATTTTCTTATCTGTTACTAAAATGTATGGGCGTTCTAATTCAGCAACCATTTTATCTGAATCAGTAACCATATACGGTGATTGATAACCACGATCAAATTGCATACCTTCAACCACTTCTAGTTCAGTGTTTAGTCCATTTGATTCTTCAATTGTAATGACACCATCGTTACCTACTTTTTCCATAGCTTCAGAAATATAACGTCCAATTTCTTCATCTGCTGCTGAAATCGCACCTACTTGCGCAATTTCATTTTTATTTTCAACTTTTTGAGAATTTTCATGTAACGCTTCAACAGCAACTTTAACTGCTTTGTCGATACCTTGTCGTAAACCAACTGGGTTCGCACCACTTGTAACATTTTTCAAGCCTTCTTGAATCATTGCTTGAGCTAATACTGTTGCAGTTGTCGTACCGTCACCAGCAATTTCATTTGTCTTATTTGCGACTTCTTGAACTAGTTTAGCCCCCATATTTTCATATGGATCTTCTAATTCGATTTCTTTAGCAATCGTCACACCATCATTCGTAATTAAAGGTGCTGTAAACTCTTTATCTAATACAACATTACGTCCTTTAGGACCAATCGTTACTTTAACTGCATTTGCAAGTTGGTCAACACCACGTAACATTGCTTGACGTGCATCTTCAGAGAATTTCAATTGTTTAACCAT